CTTTGGAAAATAACAATGGATGAGGCGGATGTTCGGATTATTAATCAAGCCATCTTGGCGATGCTGGGCAATAACTATTGCTTGATTACCGATAGGCCTGACCTTGGTTTTCAGGTTGAAACGTCTTGGACAACTTGTTTTGACAAAGAAATAAATGCGCTTGAAGAGCTTATTGTTAAATACGGCGCACATACGTCTACAGGACAAGAATATGTGCACAGTGATTTTGTTGTCGTTAGGCGACCGTGTAATGGTCGCGAATGATTACTATTGTAGTAATCACCCTTAGAACTGGCTGCCATAAAACCTGAGTAGATAGCTTTAGGCACTTGGTAGTAATGATAGATTTTTGGGTTATGTGTGAATTGAATAAATAAGCGACTGGTTTGATCGTCATAGCCAATTGCTTTAATTGCTTTAGATCGGACGTTTTGCATGTCTATAGTTTCACCCTTGTGTTAGTTGATGGAAGTGAGAAGTCGGATTTTAACATAAGGGTATTTTTAAATTTTAAGGGTTAAGTAATGGCTAGAGAAACTGTAGAGCTTAGAGTGCAATTGCCGCGTTTTACTGTTGATGTTTTAGATGGTCATTGTTCAGCAAGTGGTGAATGTCGCACCAAGCTAGTTGATGAAATTCTTGGCAACTGGGCTATTCAAAAACATCGTGAGGCTACTTTAATCCTAAGGGTTGCCGGTAACAATCCGACTCAGTCGGATAAGTAGTTTTACGTATTAAAGCGTGTTGCGCTAGGTGTCGTGGTTTTATCAAAGACACTGTAGGCGATGGCAAAGGTATTGGCAGATGTAAGGCTTATGAGCATTACGTCAATAAGGGCGCAACTACTGAGCAACTTAATGAATTAGTGGTGGTATTGGGTAACAAAGCCAATTATCACGTCTTCTATGGCGGTTCTGAGCTGCGTGAATGCAGTAAGTTTAAACAGGTGGATTAGATGACTGAAGAAAGCTCTAAATTAAGCAAGGTGGGCTTAATAATCAAAAGGGATGTTGAAGCTATAGCAGAAATGGAAAGAAAAATATTTGAATTTCTTGAGCAACAACATCCTAATTTTTTGGCTGATTACATTATTTTACAGGCGTTAAATAGCCTTATGTCAAAGGTTAATTTTGGTCTTCGCTAGTTATTTTTTCTATAGATCCTAGCTTGTCAAAGTTTTTAAAGAGGTAAAAGCAATATTGCTCAAACTCAGTTTTAACAAGGTTTGAGTGTTTATTGCTAGATGAAGCGGCTGTCAAGGTCGCGGCAATTTTAAGTAGTTCAAGTTTAGTGTGTTCGTTCATGGGGATTGATCCTAGTTAAACGTGGTTGGTAAGAGAGCTTAGTTTAACACGGTGAAAATCCCCGCCCTTTAGGGGTAAAGAGTTTTAACAGTTTGTGCGTAGCTAGAGGGCGCTCGAAAGCATGTCTCCGACCATGTTGCTACGCCATTTTTTGTCGGGTTATCGGAGTAACAGCATGAAGAATTTTATTTATGTCTAATCTGTGGTTCAGGCTCTATGCAGAGTTTTTAACTGATCCTAAGGTTCAAATGATGAGTGAGCAAAACCAAAGAAGATTAATTATGGTTTTGTGTCTTAGATGTAACGGCAATGTAACGTTACAAGATGATGAAGTTTCGTTTCAACTAAGGATTAGTAACGAAGAATGGCAGGTTACAAAAGATATTTTTATTGAAAAGGGTTTTATTGATAAATCTAATAATGTTCTTAACTGGGATAAGCGTCAATTTATATCAGACTCAAGTGCGGAGCGGGTTGCAAGGCATAGAGAGAGAAAAAAAATAGCATGTAACGTTACAGTAACGCCCCCAGATACAGATACAGATACAGATACAGATACAGATACAGAAAAAGAGAAAAAGCATGTAGCTAACGCTACATCGAAAAAAAATCTAGAAAACAAAACGACACCGACAAAAAAACAAAACTTTGAAACCGCCGCGCTTCTTGCATTGGGTATCGACCTAGTTTTGGTTCAGGACTTTTTGAAGATTAGGAAAACAAAGCTTACTCAAACTGCGATTAAAGCTCTCGAAAGAGAGGCTTTGAAAGCAGAGATTACGCCTAGCGATGCTGTAAGGATCTGTATTGAGCGGAGCTGGCAAAGTTTTAATTCTGGATGGAATTGGCAAAATCAAAAAGCAAATAATTCTGCTTTTGGCAAAAACTCAGGATTTGTAAAACAACCTATGCAGCGCCCAGTGTATTCGTACCCTGATGGCAATATAGGCGATGCAATAGATTCAACTTCGACAGAGATTAGATATGAACAAGCGAGACTTTAACGAATTTTCAGAGGCTTGGGCTGATGCTCATGAGGTATTGGCAGCCGGTAGAGTGTTATCGCAACGCGCAATGGTATCAGCGTTCAGTAGTCTTGAGGATTACGACATTGAACCAGTGCTTGCGGCTCTTAGGCATCATTGCAAAACCAGTCGTTATGCACCAGTACCTGCTGACATTGTTGATCTGCTAAGTGCGCATAATAAACGCCTTAGCGCTGATGAAGCGTGGGCAATGATGCCAAGGTCAGAGGATGAGACAGTTGTCTGGACAGAGGAGATGGCAGTTGCTTATGCAGTGGCTTTTGATTTAATCACCGAGGGCGACAGAATTGCTGCACGTATGGCCTTTAAGGGCGCTTATGAGCGCTTATGCAGCGAAGCGTCAATTATGCAAGCGCCTGTTGTCTGGAAAGTCTGCACAGGCTATGACAAGACTATGATTGAGCCGGTATTGCAAAAAGCCGTGTTAGCAGGACGCATTACACAACAGATTGCTGATAAGTATCTGCCAGCTCCTAAAGATGCTGGTGTTATTGCTGGATTGTTGACCGGGAAAGTAACTGAAATGCCTAACAATGCGCAGCACCTAAAGTCAAAGTGGCGTGAGCTTAGTCAGGCTATGAAAGATGGGCAAAAAATGCTTGAGGACAAAAAGCGTCAAGATATTCTTGATCGTGAGGCTGAGCGCATTGAGCTTGCAAAATATAATCATCAGCTACTTGAAAAAGCGAGTTTGATGTTAGAAAACTATCACTAAAACAAGGGTATTTTATGATCGAATATGCCATCTTACCCCATCCTGCCGACTGGACACTGTTGCCGTGGATCGAATCAACCTCATTTGGCTGGCGTTTTAGTTGGCTGATGGTGGTCATTTTAGGGATTAATCATGAAGGGTTTTAATCAGTCATATTTTGAGTTTTTACTAAGCGCAGATGGCTTTCCTGTGATTGCTTTGGCGATAAGCTTATTGATTACAGCAGCCGCATTGGGCTTTAGCTTAGCTGTTCTTTTATTGAAAATTAAATGACTACGATTTGGCTAAGAAAACTCTATGACACCTTTTGTCCTGCAGATGATGTATCGGCAGAGGCTATGGAAGGTTTTAGAGCTAATGAGTTATACAAGGCTGAAATTACGCAGCCAAGAAACGCACCTATGCACCGCAAGTTTTTTAGCTTACTGAACCTTGCCTATGAAAACTACGAACAGCCAGAAGTGTTTCACAACAACATTCGGGTTTTTAAGTCTTTTGAGCGTTTTAGGGAAGAAGTCATTATCGCCTGTGGGCATTGGGAACTTGAGCTTAACAAGCGCAATAACGTGGTGCAAAGAGCTAAATCGATCAGCTTTGCCAAAATGAAACAAGACGAATTTGATAGTTTATTCAATACGGCCATTACAGTCATTTTGAGCGATTACTTAACTTACTACAGCGAGGATGATATGAATTTATTAGTCAGCAAGGTTTTGGCTTACGCATGAATAAATTACGTCAATCGGCTAAAGGGCAAGAATGCTTGGTGAGAATACCAGGCGTTTGTAATCGCAGAACAGAAACCGTAGTGCTTGCACACTTAAACGGCGGTGGCATGGGTATGAAAGTCAGTGATCTCCATGGGGCTTTCTGCTGCTCAAGCTGTCATGATTTGCTTGATGGCCGCGTGTCAAGAAGCTCACACGGCTATGAAGGCGATATGCTCAAGTTGATGCACTACGAAGGGGTTAGGCGCACTCAGGAATACTGGCTTGCTTTTGGGTATATCTCGATATGAGTTTTCAATTAGCCTATGCCTCTGAATGCTCTTTGAGCCAGTCTTTAAGCGGCTACGCGTGGCAATACTTCTTGCTCAATGGCTGGAAGAATCTGCTGCTTAGCCAAGCGCAAGTCATAAGAACTTTGCAGGTTAAGCCAAAATTCGGCAGATGCGCCAAAGTACCTAGCCAAACGCAAAGCCGTGTCGGGGCTAATACTTCTACGCTCCTTAACAATTTCATGGATACGGGTTGCAGGAACGCGCAAAGCAATAGCCAAGGCGTTGACGCTCATATCCAGCGGAATCAAAAATTCTTCTCGCAGAATTTCGCCAGGGTGAATGGGGCGCATTTTGTTTCCGGTAGTGACATCGGAAAAATCCATACTGGCCATGTCTTCAATGTGAATGGTCATAATAAGCCCCTAGTACGCCAACTGCGCCAAAGAAATACCCAGCGCTGTCGCCGCTTTTTCCAGCGTGGCCTTGCGTGGGCGTTTGGCAGATTCGATTTGTGCATAACCAGCTTGAGTGATGCCCATACGCTCCGCCATATCAGTTTGTGTCAACAGCAAGTATTCACGCCAAGCTTGCAACATGCTCATATCTTCCATGATGCGCTTGCCGACGACAGCATTTGGAATCATGCCGGGAGCAATTGCTCCTGGAATTTTTACAAAATCGGCATAAGGCATCACAACAAACGCTGGCCTGCCGTCTGCTCCGTTAATCATTTGGTAGTTAGTAAGTGCTTTCATCACGTTTTTTCACCTCTTCAATGTTGATAATATGAACATCGCCGTCGAACTCGAAAAACACTCGGTAATTGCCAGCCCGCAAGCGGTAGCTGTATTCATGGTTGACCAGCTTTTTTACGCCCTGACAATGTGGAAAATCAGACAAGGCTTGCGATTCAGTATAAACACGCTTTCGTGCCTTACTATCCTTGATCTTTTCTATTTGCTTAAGCGCTTTAGGATTCCAGTTAATTTCGTTCATAGCAGCAATTATAAGTATTTTATAAGCATTGTAAATAATTGTGTAAATTTTGACAAAGTTACGAACCCCAGCTATCATTTACCCACTGCCCCACATTGGGCAGGCGGGTTTGGTAGCTCGTGTAAGACAGGCGCAGAAGTTACGCGCCGAAAGGTTCGTGGCTTTTTTTATGCCCTTCACTTTATGGTGGGTGGTGTATTGGGAGGCTTAACGGCCTGTCGGGTCCTGTCTCCGATCTACCAACCTGATACATTACCCACCGCCCAAAGTTTGGTAGCTTCGGTCGGTGGTTTAAATCCATTAGACAGGAGTTTCAAATGAATAATCAATCTCAAGTTACAACCGAATTACGCCCAGACGTTGCTGAAATCAATGGCGTTATCAAAACCACTTCACTTAAAGTTGCTGAATTTTTTGGCAAACGCCATGACAATGTTATCAAGGCCATTAGAAATTTAGACTGCTCAGTCGATTTTGCTAAACTCAATTTTGAGGAGTGCCAACGAATCAACGAGTTAGCTAATGGTAAGCCTGAAATTTACTATGAGATGACTAAAAACGGCTTTATATTTTTAGCGATGGGCTTCACTGGCAAAGAAGCGGCTAAATGGAAAGAGTCGTATATCAATGCTTTTGATCAACTAGAAGCTAAGCTTCAACAACTCCAAAAACCCCAATACGGCCTAAAGTCACTCGCCTCTCCGTTTATCAGCGAAGCCGAAGCCGCACAGTTTAAAAAATCCATTGAAGCGTTCTGCAAAAGCGATGGTAAAGCTTATCCAATTTTGTATCGCAAGATTTATGAGCATTACGGTATCACCACTTACAAAAACATCCCTGCAGGTAAATTAGCAGAAGCAGCGCGTCTTTTAGGCATGAAGTTACTACCCCTAAAAAAGCAAGCCATTCCAGCCGAACCCCTTAAGCTGGCCTTTACCCCCGAAGAACTCGAAGACTTAGTGGCAGAACGCATCAAAAGCGTAGCCGGAGAAATTATGCCCAAACAACCCGAAGAGCCTGTGCAACACAATAGCATCGCCATCAATCTTGTGCCGTTAGAAAATGGAGAAACTAGACGCTGGATAGTTACCCAAATGGCATCCGAAATAGGTATGTTTCACTCTATTCCTTCTGATCAATTGGTTCAAAGCAAAGCGAAGTTTATGGCTGACATAGGCGGGAGTAAAGAGTCGCTACAAGAATTGATTAGCAACCATATCCCTCTTGAGCTATTGCCTTGGTTGATTAATTTATCCAGTGAGCGCATGGGCGATTGTATTCAGAGTTTAACCATCAACACAACTGTTGCCGCTGCGGCTTAGGGAGTTTGGGGATGATTAAGTTAGCAAGTCTTAAAAGTAGTTTGACTAATGTGGCAATAACAGCAGCTTGCGCAATTAAAGCACCTGTTACCCATTTAATTAACTCGACTTTTAACTCAGACATGCTGACTTTCATCTCTTGTTTTAAGCTTTCTATGTCTTGCTTAGTCGCTAAGTCTGCTTTGCCTTGCATAGGACGCTACGATGGAAAAAATGACTTTAACACTAGTGACATGACACCGGCAATTAAAATGCCTAGCATCCAGCGATTAAGCTTTAGTTCGCCATCGATGCGCTCAAAGCGTACATCAATCTCTCGGCGTAAGTCGCTAATGTCGCGCTTACTAGCTAAGTCTGCTTCGCCTTGCGCATCACTAAAAGCGTCTGCGAAAGCTTCCGCCTGTTCTTCTTCAAGTCCGGCTGTCCTTAGTTTACGTACAAATTTATGGGTGTCAAAAGTGATGGTTGCCATAGCTGTTCCTAGTGAAGTTAAGTTAGCGGGTTATCAAAGTAGTTTGACTAGTGCAGCGATAACAGCAACAGCGACAGACAGCATCGTGCCCATTTTTATGGTTAAACGTAGTTCTAGCTCTTTTAGGTCGCGTTTAGTAGTGACGTTATCCAAATCATATTCATGCTTGGCTTGCTCAAGCGTAGATACGATAGCCGCTTTTTGTAAGCGCGTGATCGTTTCGGCCTGTTGGTCACTAAAGCCTGATGACTTGAGTTCGTTAAAAAATTCGTGCGTATCAAAGTTGATGGCGGCCATTATTATTCCTAATGAGGTGAATTATGAAGGGAAAAAGGCTTTTAATACTAGCGAGATAACGCCTGCTAACATTAAACCTATCATCCATTTGATAACTGCTAAATCAGTACGTATGGGCGCTAATTCTTGCTGGAGCTTAATGTCAAGATGCTCTTTGGTCACTAGTTCTTTAAGATTTACCTCAAGGGCTTCTGATAAAGCCTCTGCCTCAGCTTCTGCTTGTTTATCAGGTACGCCTGCTGATTTAAGTTTATTAGCAAATTTTAGCGTATCGAAAGTAATAGTGGCCATGATGATTCCTAATGAAATTAAGTTGGCTGATTATCAAAGTAGTTTAACCAGTGCAGCAACGATGCCGATGGAGAAAGCCATAAGCGCACCTAGCTTAATGGTTAAGCGTTGCTCCATCTGGACAAATCTAGCATCTATATCACGACGTAGATCATCAATATCGCGGTGTAAATCTTTTTGGGTAGCCAATAAGTCTTCTTTAGTGACTAACTCTTTAAGGTTAACTTCAAGTGCTTCTGCTAAGACTTCTGCCTCAGCTTCTGCTTGTCTATCAGGCACGCCAGCAGCTTTAAGTCTATTAGCATATTTTAAAGTATCAAAAGTAATAGCAGCCATAAGTAATCCTAGTTATTTTAATTTTTATACCAGTTTACCACGCTTAAAAACAATTTAATCAATCTAAAAAGGAAAGTATGTCTATTAATAAGTGCGTTTTCATGGGCAATTTGGGTGCTGATCCTGATCTGCGTTATTTACCCACTGGCACGGCTGTCGTTAATTTTTCGATAGCCTGTTCTAAGCGGTGGACAGATAAAGCCACTGGCGAGATTAAGGATAAAACCGAGTGGATTAGGTTGGTTAGCTTTGGTAGGCGGGCAGAGGTGATTGCCGAGCACTTTAAAAAAGGCAGTCTGATATATGTTGAGGGTGAGCAGTGTACTCGTAGCTATGAAAAAGACGGCGTTAAGCATTGGGTGACTGAGATAGTGGTATCAGAGTTTCAGTTTTGTGGACAGCAAGGTAATAGTGGCAATGATGCTAGAGCCAGTCAGCAAGCAAGCGCTTATGGTAAGGCACAGCCTAATAATCCAACGATGCCGCCAGTGCCACCTGCTTATGAAGACTTTAATGACGATATACCTTTTTGATGTATGAAAGTCATAGGCATTGATCCAGGTCGCCACACTGGAATTGCTCTTTCAGACAATGGCAAGCTAACCGAGGTGTTTGAAACGGATTTTTGGGGGGCAATTCAGGTTATCGATAACTTTAAGTATGCCGCTATCGTGGTTGAATTACCCTCCAATAAGCATGTTTGGCATAACAAAGCGGTAACAAAGGGCGCAATACAACGTACCGGTGTTAATGTCGGTTCATGTATTAGAGAAGCAGAATTATTAATTGCCTACCTTGCGAATAAAGATAGGCAAGTAATTATAGAAAAACCAGCCGGAAAAGTTAATAGCGCTGCATTTAAGGCATTAACAGGCTGGGAGAAGCAAACTAACCAACACATGCGCGATGCAGGCGTTATGGCGCATAAATATAGATACTTATCCCCTGAGGAGTAAACAAAAATGAATACAGAGGTATTAATAATAGTTGTAACTACGGTATTTTTTACAGGTTATCTAATGTATATGGCCGCGAAGAATAACAGAGAATGATTGATATAGGTGTGATCGTGGTAAAGATTATAAATTTCATTGAATTCATTGTCTTAGTTTTAATGCTGCCGGTATTGATCTATGACATCTGCAAAAAAGATAGTCGTTTTTGTAAGTCCTCAAAATCAAGAGAAGAAGATAATTAATGAATCGCTACAACTGTAAGAATGGAATGATGGAATATTACACAGATCCTGATGGTTATTGGGTTACTTATGAAGATCACAGCAAAGCCTTAGATAGTGTTGAGCATGCACTTGATAATGCTTTAGAGGATGTGTTTGATCAGAAATATCTTATATCCGACATAAAATCAAAGCTTTCAAGCTCAAATAAACTAGTGACTAAACTACTTATAGTCATTGTGTCTTTATTAGCCTTTCAATTTTCAAAATACACAGGATTAATCTAAATGAAACGATACAACCAAGGATTTTATAAGTTTGGCGCTATGGAGCAATGCGATACAGGGGAGTGGGCAAGGGTTGAGGATTGTTATGATCTTATAAATCATGAAAGGGAAGATTATTATTTTGCATATTCCGAATTAGCAAAAGAAATGTACCAAGAAAATAGCGCGTTATTGTTTAAGTTAAAAGTAGTTACCGCAGGGCTTATTGTCTCTTTTGTCACTAATGCAATGCTAATAGCGGTCATGTAAAGAGTTGGTATTTAACGTAGTTGTGAGGGGTTTAAGGCAGGACGACTAATAGTCTTCTGACGAAATTGAGAGAGTTGTAAACATGCCGCTTTTTTATGGAGACTAGTAATGGATATTAGCTATTTTAAATATGACGGGGCTTTGGGCGATTACTTTACTTGTCCAAAAGGATTAGGCACTTATTCAACTGATTTTTGTGCACGAATGTATACGGAGGCTATGTCTCCTGTGGGTTTAAAAGAAGGACTTAGATTTACATGCAAGTCATGCCAAGTCGGCGCTAAACATGCCGGTGCTTGCAGTAATTCAACATCCTGCTTTCTGGGTAAGCTATTGTGCTCAAGATGCCAAAAAGGTGCAAATCGATTAATTCGTGGCTCAATCTGCGTAAGTTGTTACAACCGTGAGCGCGAAGTTTTGATAGGCAAAAATGCAAAAGGTTCGCCGCCTATTTTTTGCAAGGAAGTGGGCTCTGCTTATGTCTCATGCGCTATTGATGCAGGTGAAACCACTCAAGTTAGAAAGCTTGATAAGGTAACGTCGCTAATGGAAGTCTATTTATCTATTTTACGGACTGCACCTAAGGCTGTTTGGTTTGGTATGGTTAACCCAACTCCTATCGCTGAGGCTAGTTATTGATGGGATGGGAATTAATTGATCATGTCTGCAAGCATTGTGCAGGTCGTATTATTGAGCAAATGACAGATGAAGGAGAGTTTCGGTACCGCTGTACAAATTGCGGTGCTGAGGTGATAGGTGAGCATACCGAATTATGCTGGTGCGGGGCGTCTGTACAAAAGTATGGTCATGTCTTTGAGTGCTTTGTTAACCCAAAAAAATCAATATCAATGCCGCAAGAGGTTTTGATTAGAGAACGTGTGTTGCAGCCATTTACACCATCTCTTTTTAGACATGCAAGTATTGATGACGACTATAAGTAGGGCGTAGGAGTGGATATAGAAAAGCCTCGTTAAGGGGCTTTTTTATTTGCATTGATTTGGTAGTGACAGCACGCTTTGTGCATTAGAAGCTTATAGAGTTTAGAAATGGCATATAGTGAAAAGGATTGGGAGGTTGTTAGGGCTTATTATCAGCAAGGACTATCCCTAGCAGAAATTATTGAAACGCCTGAGGTAAAGAAGATAGGCATTACCGATAGAAGCGGCATAAGCAAGAAAGCTAAAAAAGAGGGCTGGCTAAAAGGAAAAAATTCAACACTTGTTGAAAAAGTTATTCAATCTAAACAACTAGATAAAGAGATAGAAAAAGAAAAATCAACCTTTAATTCAACAGAGCTTGATATTTTCAACAGCATTGTTGACAAAAAGCTCCGTGATCTTGAATTGTGCGATAAGGCGCAAAGGCTGGTTATAGATATGACTATTAAAAAGCTTAAACAGATTGGCATTGATAATGTTTCTTTTCAGGACATTAATGCTGCTGGATCTGCGATTCAAAAGTCTCGTGATGGTTTGGTTGGTAAAGAGCCTACTACAGTGATTAACAACAGCAATACGGCTATTGCACAAAGTCATTCAGTGTCATTGGTCAATATCCCTGCGCATGAACTTAAGCTGGCTTACTACGGCGAACTAGATGATGAATATTGATAGAAAAGAAATTGATCTTAAAGCCAGATTGATTAACGAATTTTATTTTTTTATAAGGTATTTCTTTAAGCATCAATTTGGGCGTAAATTCATTATGACGCCTCATTTTTATGAGATCATTGATGCGTTGGTTGAGGTGGTAAAAGGTAATATTACTCGACTTATTATCAATATCCCCCCTAGATATGGGAAAACAGCCGTAGCCGTTAAAATGTTTGTGGCATGGGTATTGGCTAATAATCCGGGCGCTAAATTTATTCATTTATCGTTTTCTGATGATCTAGCGCTAGATAATTCAAGTGAGATAAGAGAGCTAATCAAGTCTGAAGAGTACCAGCGTATATTTGGGGTGGCTATTAGAACTGATTCGGATAGTAAAAAGAAATGGTACACGATGGCAGGTGGCGGCTTGTATGCAACGTCTACTGGTGGGCCAATTACTGGATTCGGAGCTGGCGCTAAAACTCGTGAGAGGGCGGGTACAAATAGTCCGTGTGATGGTTTTGAGGGTTGTCTCATACTTGATGACCCATTGAAGCCCGATGATGCATTCTCAGATACAATGAGAAGCCGCATTAATACCCGCTTTAATAACACTATTGCTTCGCGTGTTAACTCACCAACAACACCAATTATAGTGATAATGCAGCGTTTGCATGAAAATGATATGACAGGTTTTTTACTAGAAGGTGGTAGTGGTGAAGAATGGCATCATGTTTGTTTATCGGCTATTAAGCCTGATGGAACTGCTTTGTGGCCTGAGATGCACACTATAGAAAAACTAAGGGCAATGGAGCAAGCAGATCCCTATACATTTGCTGGCCAGTATATGCAGATACCTTCGCCTTTGGCGGGTGGTATTATCAAGCCGGACAATATTAGCGTTGTGCAGGCTATTCCGCATGGTGTGACCGAATGGGTGAGAGGTTGGGATTTTGCAGCTTCTACAACGGGTGATTTTACTGCTGGCGCTAAGATTGGACGCTTAGCTGATGGTCGGTGCATTATCGCTGATATGGTGCGCATAAGAGTGTCGCCTGATGAGCGAGATGCTGCATTGGTTAATACAGCGGCTCGTGATGGTGATAACTGCCGCATATCTATTCCGCAAGATCCTGGGCAAGCGGGATTAACTCAGGTTAAATATTTGGTGCGTAGTCTGTCTGGATTTTCAGTTAAGGCTACACCTGAGTCTGGTAATAAGGTGGTAAGGGCTGAGCCGTTTGCTGCTCAGATCAATGTCGGTAATGTGGTCATGCTTAAGGCTGATTGGAATGATGCGCTTATCAGTGAGATGCGTATGTTTCCTAATGGTACGTTTGATGACCAAGTTGATGCGCTTTCTAGGGCGTTTTCAATGCTTATTGGCAATGAGCCCGCTATGATTTTCATTCCTGACGTAAGCAAGCCGGTTAATCCAGTGCAGGCACGCATATCAAAAGAAATGCCTGGGCTGCCTAGTGGTGTTATTGATGCAATTCAAGTGCCTGATGGAAACTTTTGCGGAAACTGCTCTGCGTATAGCGAGGGAAAGTGTTTAGATCGTGGGTTTTTGGTAGCTGTTCGTGATGTTGGGTGTCAATCATTTATACAAAGATAGGAAAAGCTCAAAGTAGCTTAACCAGGGCTGCAACAATTCCGATAGCAAAAGCCATTAATGCGCCTTGTTTAATAATTAGTCGTTGTTCCATTTGAATTAAGCGCGTGTCTATATCTTTACGTAAATCGTCTATATCTCGTTTAGTTGATAATTCATGCTGTGATTCAACAATAACGCGTACAAAGGCATCAGCCTGTTCTTGTGTAACGCCAACTGATTTTAATTTAATGACGGCTTCTTGGGTATCAAAAGTAATAGTGGTCATATTTTCCTCGAAGTTTTAATGACAGCATGATCTTGTTAGGTATTATTATAGGTCGTGACACTACGATTACCAGAATAAATAATTTTCTGGTAATCAACTATGTCAGACAACGCGCAATCAGTCGCATTTAACGAAAATGCCCCACAAGACGAACGCAATGATGCGCTTGCTGAATTGCAAAAGTCCCATAAAACAAATGCTTTAAGCGATCTTATTCCAGCAGAGGCTGTTAGGGAGGTGATTGCTCATATTCACGAAGGCTATCAGGATGAAGCTATTCGTAAGGCGATGAATCCTAATATTGTTCCATTTCCAAGCAAACATGCTAAGCGCAGAGAAAAAGGTATGCAGTCAATCCAGTTGGATGACTGGCAGCTGTCAGTCAATGGCGACTTTTGGGAACGTCCTAGTGCATTAGGCTTTGATTCTTTACGCATGATGGTAGAGCAAACGCCTATACTAAATGCTATTGTCATGACTAGGGTAAGGCAGGTACAGCGCTTTGCTAGAGTGACAGAAGATAATAGGGATGCGCCGGGCTTTGAAATTAAGCATATTGATAAGTCACATCAACTTAATGATGCTGAGCAAGGCTCTATTCATCAGTTAAACAGATTCATAGCTAATTGCGGGTGGGAATTTTCACCACGCAGGCGCAAAGCTTTAAGGCGTGATTCATTTGCTCAGTTCTTGGGCAAGGTAACTCGCGACACTTTAATAATGGATTCTGTCGGCATAGAGACCGAGTGGAAGCGTGATAAAGCCCAAGGAATGGATGGCTTTTACGCTGTTGACGGTGGCTCAATACGTTTATGTACGGAAGATGGTTATCGTGGCGATGATGAAATATTTGCGCTTCAAGTTGTGCAAGGAAGAGTCAGTGCAGCTTATAGCTTTGATGATTTGATTTATGAGCCGCGCAATCCAAGATCTGATGTCTCTGTATGCGGCTATGGTCTGCCAGAAACAGAATTGCTGGTGCGAGTGGTGACAGGCTATCTAAATGCTTTAACCTATAACATTAAAGGCTTTGATCAGAACGCTATTCCTAAGGGTATGTTGCACTTATCTGGCAACTATACTAATCAAGATATAGATGCCTTTAAGCGCTACTGGAACTCGATGGTTAAGGGTATCAATAATCAATGGTCATTGCCGGTCATGGTTTCAAAAGATCAAGAGTCTAGGGCGAGCTTTGAGAAATTTGGAGTAGATTATGACGAGATGTACTTCGGCAAATGGATGACCTTTTTAACCTCTATTGCTTGCGCCATTTATGGTATGTCGCCATCTGAGATTAACTTTGATTCGTTTACTGCCGGTAGCTCCTCTGCGCTAGCTGGCTCTGATACTGCTGAAAAGCTAGCGGCGTCTAAGGACAGTGGCTTGCGGCCTGTATTAGCTTATTTTGAAAACCTAATCACTGATTACATTGTTTCTGATTTTTCAGATAAGTATGTTTTTCGATGGACAGGGCTTGACCCTCAAAACGCTGATGAAAAGTTTGAGCTGCGTAAGCTGTTATTGACAGTTAATGAGGCTAGGGCAGAGGAGGGCTATGAGGCTATAAAAGGTCCTATGGGTGATGCGCCTTTAAATCCGCAATTAGTAGGGCCATGGATGCAATTAACCCAGCAGCAGCCTGAACAGCCAGACTTTGGACAGCCTAGTCAAAGCTCTAGCAATGATAATCAAGGTGAACAAAAAAGCGATACAGTTGAGAAAAAGCCCGATAGCGATACAGTAGAGCCTGCTCAAGAAGAGCAAGCGGCTGAACCAGCTAAGCCTGCGCAGCCTGCTCAAGGTGCTGAATTAGCAAATGGTGATGAGGGATTGAGTAAATCATTTGAAGGTCATAAAGGCAGACCAGGGCATCAAGGCGGAAGTCAGGCCAAGTCTTCAACTGATAGTGATGAGGATTATTCGGCTCATTTACCAGATTCATCAAAAATTAGCTCACTTGAAGAGGCTGAAAAATACTTTAAAGATAATATTGAAGGAAACTGGGCTATCACCATTAAAAGAAAGGCTGGGTTATTTGATGCAAAGCTAAATTTTAAGCAAAATCAGGATCATGCTTATACTAAAAAAAATAATGAAACTAATAAAAGGGAGTTTGAGGCTAAAAGAGCTTCTATGATGCAGTATATGGTGGACTGTATTGCTGATCCAGATGCTATCTTAGAAAACGGTGATAGGGAGATATTTGTAGAAAAAAATATTAATGGCGTTAATTATGTGGTTATTCTTAGTTGGTTTGAAAAAGAAAAGGAGTATCGCTTTAGATCGGCTCATTATTGGAGTAATAAGGAATTTGATCAAAATCGTAAATATTACAAAATGCCAGCTCCAAAAGGCAGGAAGTCCACTAAAAACAAAGCCCCTGAAAGGCTTAGTAAGTCTTTAGGGGCTTTAATCAAAGACACTGAAAATTTTGATAAGTCTTTAGTGTCTGCATCCGCACGGTTTTTAGACCTTACGGCCCCGCCCTTACCGATTTACCCGGAATCGCTCCAGCACCTATCAGATAGGCTCGATTGGGGACTTGAC